TATTTTCCCATTTTCGTAAGCCGTTGGAGTCGTTACGATACTCGCTTTTCTTAATAAACTCATTATAAACAGTTTTCTAAATCGGTTAATATTTTATCTGTGCCTTCAAAATTCTCGTAATAAGAAGCACGCCTATGTAATTCACTAATTAAAGCATAAGGGTAGTAAACCTCTCCCCAGTTTATTGTGTTTGTTATAACTCCTATGCCCCACCACGAGCTGCCATACATTTCATTTGCCATTATGTTGTTAGTTTTATTGCTTCTGCTTGTGTTAATACTTTATTGTAATATCTCACTCCATTTATTTTTCCTAAAAAGTCTTGACTACCTAAATTGTTTTCGTTAAAAGCAAACTTAGAAAGCCCTATTGGTATACTCCCAGATGTGTCAGAGTGTATTAAAGAACCGTTTTGGTAAAATTTAAAATCGTTTAGTTTCCAAGTTATAATAAATTTATTTCTAACATCAAAGTTAACATCAGTATATTTTTGAGCGTCAATAGTTCCGTTTGTATGCGCTACAAACATTCTAAATTGTGTGTTACTATTTTCTTTGCCAATTACAACTCGGTTAGCAGAGCTTTCGTCAGATATTGAAATTCTACCAAAACTACTGTCTTTAAATGATTTTTGTATGTCAACAAACATAGCCCCCTCATTGCTATCAAATAAATCAGCGTTTCCAGCGTTTCCACAAACATCTGCAAACCTTGTCTGTATTGTAGTCGTTGGTATATAGCTAGAGCCAAATGTGCTTTGTTCCACTTGACAACCCCATAAATAAACAAAAGCCGTTGAGCTTGTGTCGTTACTATCTACGTTTCCACTAGTAGCCCTTGCAGAAAAATAATTGTTAAGTGAGCTTTGAGTGTCAGATAAAAACGAATAAGATAGTTTAAGCCAGCCATTTGAATACTCAGTTACGCTTGTACTATTTAATACAGCAATACCAGCCTCGTTTGTGTAAATAAATGACTTAGTAGAAAACTGAAATCTTAAATCTATTCTTTCAAAGAAGTTACCTTGTACTCTTAAAGCTAAATAATCGCCTTCGCCTTGTTTTACAAAAACCGAAGTTGTGTATTGAATTTGACTTGCATTTTTAGTAAATCCGTCTTGTATATAACTTGCATTAGTTGACGTTCTTTGTATTTTATCAGCATTTAATTCTCCGCTTGGAGACGTTGTGTTATTAGACGTTACTGTTGTTCTTAATTTAAACCAAACTGCATTGTTAAAATCTTGACTGTAAGCTTGTAAATTAGTCGACTCGCTTTCTAAAAGTAAACTTGGACAAGTGCTATTTTTGTAGTCAAGTCTTGGAGTGTCATTTGCCACCTCTTCTATTAGTCCCTCTTTATTTATTCTAGTCGCAAGTCCGTTAGCTCTATCAAAATCAAAATCCCCACTTCCATCACTAGGTAAAACAGAGTAAACCTGTGGAACTGTGGCAGTCTGCCCTTTATATCCGCTAGGTATCATTGCTAAAATTGGATTCTCCATTATCTTTGTGTTATTATTGAAGTTGTGGCACAATACCACCACTGTCCGTTTACTTGTAACCTCAACGTAATTACTTGGTCTGCATTTATTGATAGTTCTTTACCAAAGTCAAATTTAACGTATTCTCTTACTGTATTTGCGTGAGCTTGTGTTTGTGATCCTAATAAAACATTGTCAGCATAAACGCTAAGAGTTACAGAGCTTCCGTTTGGAAACTGTCTAGTTAAATAAGGCATACTTGCTAAACTTAAAGACGTAAAATAAGCATTATAAGGTACTGGTATCCCTCCATAAGCAAAGGGAAACGCAGTAGTCGCTCCAGCATCATATATCGTGTATGTGTTAATAGCACTAATATAGTGTCGCCAAGTAACACTTATTTTTTCAGAAGCATAGCCTCTAAAAACACTGTCAGTAGATTTAGCTTGTATTATGTTATTTCTCATTCTTAACCACTAATAAAGGTTTTGTTTCTTTTTTTAAATAAGCTATTAACTTATTAAAGTTTTTCTTTTTAATCTTATAAGCCATATAATCTCTATAAAACCCAGCCAACAAAGTTAGCGTCTTTGTCTGGGTACATATCTGCATTTTGGTTTGTGTTATACTCTGGAAACAAATTGTTATTAAAGCCCATATAATCTATAAATCGTCTAGTGTAAAACTCCGCAAAATTTCTATGTCTTTGTGCTAAAAAATCTACTTCTGTTTTCGCTGGACTTTCTGAGTTTTCAGACTTATGCTTAAATAGCCCTCCGTTTCTAAGCTCGTAACTTGCAAAAGGCAAATAATCGACCATAGCAAAATGTATAAGCATCGGTTGTATGTAATCATTAACTAAAGCTAAATAGTTTCCAGATAATGTGTTATTTAATATGTCAGCAGAAATTCTATCGTATAAGCTAGTGCCTAGATAGTTCTGTATGTGCATCTGTTGTGCAATTTTAATAAAGTAAATAAACTTATCCGTATCGACGTTTCCGTCTATAATACTGTTTTTTACTACGTCTTGTCTCTTTATAAATAAAACTGTTGCCATATTATTTTCTCCAATAGTTATTTTTAGCCGATGCTATTTGTGCAACCTCTGGCTCATTTACTGGCATTTTAGCTTCCTTTCTTAAGCTAGGATCAAGCTGCATAATTTTAGCTCTTGCTTCTGCTACCGATATTCGTTCATTGTTTTTTCTTAGATATGTTCTACGTTCCCAATAATGAGAGCAATTAACACCGCCTTTGTAAAGCCAAATATTGTACGTGCTTTCTCCTTTTGGAGCAAACTGTGAATTGTCAGAACTCTGCTTGTCCAAGTCTTCCTTTCTATATACTTTATTTGCAGATAGCATTTTATCGCAAAAATCTCTGCTTTTCCCAGCCGTTGATCTGCCAGTAGTATATTTGTATCTTATTTTTAAAATTGAAGTATCTTGTTCGCTTTTTTTAGAAGGACTGCTTGCTACTGCGCTAGCTAAGTTTAAACTAGAATTTAAAGCGTCATCGTAATCATTCGCTGGTCTAGTATCAATAAGCTCATAGTCACTCAAATCTTCGTCCTCTAAATTAACTAACGACTCATAGATCTCGCTTTTTAATCTGTCTATGTCCTCCAATGGAACACAGTTAGGCACTTCTTTGCCGTCTTTTATTTTAGTTCCAATTTGCTCATATCCGTCCCAGCAAGGTTTTTTTAGTTGAGTTTCTAGTTTTTCGCCAGTTTCCTCTTCTACTTGTTCCTTAGTCATTGCATTTTCTAAGTCAACAAATTCTAAAGGCTGGAGTGTTCTAAAATATAGATTTAATGTTATTTCATTAAAAGCCAGTATATCATCAAAAGCATTGATTAGCAGATTCTGAAATGGTCTTATAACAGTATTATCCATTAATACGCTAGCAGTCTTTAGCTCCTCTGCGTTGTTCCCTAAGCCAGTGCTATCTTTAATACCTAAAAGCATTGGGCTTATAATCCTATGCGATACCATTACCTTGCTCATCGACTCTTCGCTCAAAAACTGATATTGCTGATGTGCGTCAGATAATTGTACCGGCTCAACAGTAGCTCCAGACTCATTGTTATCGTTAAAACTCAATATAAAGCGACCAGCATTGCTAGATCCACTAAATTTCTCTCGTATTTTACTCTCAATTATGCTTCGCTCCTCTTCGTCTGGTATACCATTATTGAAGTTTATTAGCATACTAGGTGCTAAACCGTTCATTATGTTGTTCAAATGGTAGTTAGCAATTTCCTCTTCAAGCTCTGCGTACTGTAAACCCCCTTGATAGTCTACCGGAGAGTAGTAATAAAACCCAGCTCTATAAGGCTTTACGCAATATATTTCAATCTCTTCCTTAGAAGATCCAAACGCAGCTAGTCTTTCTGGCTCGTCAGACGGTTTCACATCGCTCCAATCAGCCATATAGTAGTAGGAGTCAATCTCGCCCTCTTCGTTCGCCTTACCGCTTCTAAGAGTCTCTATTGGAAAATGAGCAACCTCTATAATTCTAGTGTGTTTTTTATTGTAAATTACTTGCATAGCACACTGTCCCATTAACTTAAGGTCGTATGATAGCTTTCTTACGTCATCATTTTTTAATAAAGACTTCATTTGAGCATATTCGTCTGGTCTTTTATTGCTATTTGTAGCATCAAGTCCCCTACCGAATATCATTTGACTAATGCCATTGATAGCAGCATTGTTAGTAGCACTTCCATTGTACCTATCTATTAAATACTGGTAGTAATTATTGTCTTCTCCATACGCTACCCAGTCTTTGTTTTTGAACTCTTTGACCTCTGGAGTAGTATAGGTGCTTAAATTTACAATTCTTATGCTCATATTATTACGTAATCGTTATTATAGCTATCCTCTGTGATATATTGATCTTTATTTATGTCGTAGTAATCATTGTTTGACTGGTTAATAGTTTGATTAGTACAGAAAATTTTGTCTTTATAGACAATGTCTCCGCCATTACTAGCTATTAGTTCTAAGTTATAAAAGTTATTTTCTATAAGAGAGCCAAAAACTGCATCAAATTTTAAGTAATTACCTTCTATAATAGGTGTAGAAGTAACCTCTATGCTAATATTTGTTGTCTCATTTCTTAGTTTTACAGTCAAGTTCCCAGTATTATATTTTCTAGGTATAACATAAAACGTCTTGTTTCCACTTGTACTAATTAACTTCATACTATTATAACGTATATTTTTACAATTTTGCACAAAAAAAAGGGTAACCGTTAAGCCACCCCTCTTTTATTTTACTTATTACTTTTTAAGCCTCTATTTGTGTAGCAGAAGTAACCGCAGCAACAATAGCAGAATCTACAAATAAAGCTGGTAAGGTTTCTTGCCCAGCCATTGTTAGAGTAAAGCCACTTAAATCGCCCATAGCAGCTCCAGTAACGATAGTTCCACCGCTACAATCAGCTCCATTGACCGCTCCTACTAATAGGAAGTTGCCATTGTAATCCTCGACCATTACGTGAGGTCTAGCTTTTACTACTTCAATCAATTCTTGTTGAGTAGCTAAGTCTAATTTAGTTAATGTCAGATTTAATGTCTGTTCGTAAAAAACAGTTCCATTTTCTCTGCTTGAAGTAATAGTCTGCTCTAAGCTAGAGTTTCCTTTTACATCGTATTTAAAAAAGTCTAATGTTGGTGAAGTGTTACCGAAAGCAGTAACTTCTCCAGCAGACGTTTGCAAAGTTCCCATAGTTCCAAAGTCAGCGAAATAAGCAGCTTTAATGCCTCCTACGCTATCCTTGCAAGGGACTTTACGTCCAGTGTTTAATAAACAAGCCATATATTTTTTTGTTTTAAATAAAAAAGGGTAGGCAGATGCCCACCCCTCTTCGTTATTAATTAATTATTTGTTATGCTACGTAGTATACAATCTCGCTACCGATACCGTACTCAACTCCAGACGTAAATCTCATTATCATACGTACATTTTGCGATCCGTCAAGGTCAGCCATATCTAAAACTTTAACCTCATTTTGGTCTGAAAGTAAGCCAGTGCCGAAAAATAAGTTAGATCTCTGAGCTAATACCATATTGTTGTCAGCTAATCCGTTAGCAACAAAGATATTAATTCCGTCAAACGATAAACCGCCAGATCCGTTGTACCATTGTGTACCTTTGTCATCTGTACCAGCAGCTCCGCCAGTTAGCAGTGAAAATCCGCCTAAAGCTCTTACATATGCTTTTGCTACATTCTGCGAAACATATAAAAATAAGTCCTCAGATCCGTAAAGTGAGCTAGGTAGTAAGTCTACTGTGTCGCCCATTTTAGCAATTACGTTAGCTGGTGTAATAGCAGCAGTTCCAGCTACATCAATTACAGTTGCATCAGCTAAAAATTTAGTTGTAAATCCGTCAAATTCTCCAGCAGTGGCAGTAACACCTCTCCAGATATTTTGCTCAGTTTTTTCAGCTACTTTAGCAGCTACGTAAGCTATTAAATAATCTGCGAATTTAGGTGGTAAGTTATCGTAAGCCGATACTCCCATTTGCATAGCCTCCCAGTCTGAACGGAAGTCTTTTTTACACAATTGTAGGTTAACTTGAAATTCCTCTGGAGTTAAAATTCTTTCAGTTAAAGTTACTACGTCATTCTCAGTAGTAAAATCACAAGTTCCGTCTACTATAATAGAGCCAACGGCTAGTTTTTTAATTACCTCTTGGTACTTTACATTTGATTTGATTGTAACACCTCCATTAGCTAGTGTGTTTCCAGAAAATAAAGCAGCAGCAATATATTCTCCAGCAAATTCTCCAGCATATGTAGTAGTCAATCCGTTTAGAGATCCGCTTGGGTTAGCTACATCTCTTAAGTTTACGTTTTTTCTCATTTTTATTTGTTTAATTTATTTAATACTCTGTCTAAAATTGTTGTTGGTCTGTTTTGTGAGAATTTAATCTCTGTTTTCTTTGAAGCTTGTTTCTCTGGCGAATGGTTGAATTTTTTGCTCATTTCTGTTTTCTCTTCTTTATCCTCTTCGCTTGGAGTTTCTTCAAATTTCTTTTTTAATTCTTTGATCTCTTCTTTTACCTCTTCAAGTGCTGGAGCAATTACCTCAACAACCGCAGCTACAATAGCCTCAACCTCTGGTGCAATCTCTTCTGGTACTTCTGTTTCGATAGTTTCGTCCTCAGCTTCAACTTCAACCTCTTCTGCTGGAGCTTCCTCGCTACCAATAGAAGCAATAATGCCTTCCTCTTCAATAGTCAATGCACGTCCGTCTTCAAGCGAATATTCTCCAATAGGTAGTGCTACCTTGTCGTCTTCTGTAACAATAAAAACAGACTGCCCAGCCTCAAAGCTCTCTGCCTCGATTACTGTGCCATTGTCTAACTTCATTTCTGCTAACTTTACGTCTGCATTTAGAAGTTTTTTTATTTTACTTAACATTTCTGTTGTTTTCATATATATATTTATTTAATTAATTCCTTGTAATGTAATCTAGGTTAATACTTTCAAGCTCGTCAATTACCGACTCCGCATCTGTGTAAGCATTTTCAAGCCTATCTATAAAGTCTGGGTAAATATCTGTAACTTGCGAATAAACCCTATTAAATACTTCGTTTTCTTCTGCATCAATTCCAAGCTCATTAGTCAAGTTTAAATAGTTTGTTATTAAGTCCCCTCCTTTAATGCTCCTATCTATAAAATCGTCTACTTGAAAGTTCTGCATATCTTGGTATTTATTCTCAAATTTAGCTATCTCATTTTCAAAAGAAGCAATAGCATTACTTAGTTCATAAGAAGCTCCAGCTAAATCATCTGTAATCCTAAAAGCAACTTGATCTACTTCATTTAAGTCTAACCAGTCTTGTAAATCGCTTACTGCTGATAGCTCAGTTTTCTGCTCTTTAGTTATTTTCTTTAATATCGCAAACACTCTTTTTTCTGTACTCATATCAATATAACGTTTTTTAAAATTAGTTTTGTATTTTCACTATGCTTTTTTCTGGATTATAAACCACTCGCTTCCGTCACTCCAGACTTGTATGCCTTCGTACTCTTTATTTATTACATAAGGAGAAACGCTTCCGTCTAAAGTGTCCCCACCTATTGGTGTTAATTCCGTTCTAGTTGCATTAGCATATCCAGTATTAGATAAAAACCTTATAACTCTATTTGTGTGACTAGCAGCAGTAGGTAAATTTAAAACTTGCGTTCCATTTGCACCACTCCAAGTAAGCTTCAAAAGTATTACGTCATCATAAATAGCATCGCCTAAATTAACTGTCACGCCTGGTTGTACTGTTAAGCTAGTAGGAATTAAATAGTTGTCTATATTGTTTAAAGTAGTTTGTTTAGTAACCCCACCTTGTACGATAGCGAATATTTCGCCTCCTTGTAATTCTGTTGCGACTGGTAAAGCGCTTATTTTTAAATTTGCCATTATATTTTTATATTGTAATTATCCTCTTGTAAAATTAAGTCTCCGTTTTCTTGTTGTAAATAGTCTATCGGTGTTACTCTGTTTATTGATCCAATACCTTGCGCCCACAAAGAGCCGTCGCAGCACTTCCTACTATATGTGTTCTTACCTTTACACAAACAAGCTCGTCTGCTGTTCTTAGGACTGGTTAAACTAGGTGTGCTATTATCTGCTTTCATTCTCTAAAATCATTTGTTTAATTTTAAGTAACTCAATTCCAGCTTCAATTTCTCTGCTTAACTCTTCTTTTTTAGTTTTCTCAGTAAAGTAACCTTCAATACTAAAGCCTTTTACCATTCCAGTTTTAACAAACTCTTGCCAGACTTTCTCGTTATTGACTTTTACAGTCCCCACCCAAGTTCCCAAAGGTAAGTCCATACCATAAATAGCACTCTTGTCTTTCTCTTTGTCCTCTAAGATCCAGCTTTCAACTAGACTAAGCCCAGAAAGCTCAAACTGATGCTCAAACGTAGAGTTGTTTTGTTTGTTGTTTATTAAATACATTTCAGAAGCCTTCCGCACTGTATCTTTAGAAAAATAAATATAGTATTCGTCTTCTTTCTCCTTTCGATATATAGTCTTGTTTGGTATCAATAAAGCTCCAGTTAAGAGTCTTTTATCACTATCAGCCTCAGCTAGTTTATATTCTTTGTCTTTGTTTAACGCTACAAAGTTCTCTTCAATCGCTGGGTATTCAACTATGCTTATAGCATCAATTCCAGAAAATTCTTCGTCCTCTTCTATTATTAGCTCTACAATTCTCATATTATTATAACGTTTATTATTTGTTTTTTTGTATTTAATCTATCGTTGCACCTTGTACAATGTTTCTCTCTAAACTCTGTGCGCTTGAAACGTCATTAGCTACTACATAAGCTTGTACTGGTTGATTAGTTTGTCCAGCAACCGCATCTGCTAACTGATTAGTTTCACTTGCTCCAACTATGTTAAAGCTAGGAGGTTGCGATCCACCCCCAGCAGACTTAGGCACGCTTCCTCCGCTTTTTGGACTTCCGCCTCCTAAAGCAGAAAGACCTTTTGCAGTAGCAGCAATATTGCCAGCAATACCAAGTCCAGCACTTATGGAGTTTATAGCAACAAAAGGTTGTCCACCAGTAACTGGTACGGCAGCAACCGCTTTAGCATTAGCCACTCCAGTGTTTACTAATATTTTAGCTATACCAGCAGCACTCTCAGCTATAAGCAATGCTTTTTGAACGGCAACGTTTTCTCCAGCAATATTCTTTAAAACAGATATACCTTGTTGAGCAACGTCTAAAGTAGCGTTTTGTATATCAGCTTTAGCTTCCTTTTGAGCTAAGTCTATTTCTGTTTCTTTTGCAACAAACTCTTTTTTTAGTTCTAATTTTTGCTCATCACTTAAGGTCTGATCCTCTAAAGTTAAAGCCCTTCTTTCTGCTATTAAAGCTCTTTGCTCGTCAAAGCTTAGTTGATCTGTTTCTTTATCAATAGAAAGCTCTTGTATTCTTTTTTCTTGTTCAGCTATTTTTTCAGCTTCGTCTTGTACTTTAAACGTGTCCTTTAATTCCTTTAATTTATTTAGCCTAGCCTCTTCTAAAGCAGCAGTGTCTTCTCCGTATTTAATTGCAGAAGCCTTTAGCTCTTCGTACTCTTCATTTACAAGCCTAAGTTTCTCTGCTCTTCTTTCAGCCTCTGTGTCAATTTCGCCCTTTCTTATAGCTTCTAAGGCAGCAATCCGATCCTCTTCAGCTTTAATCGCATTATCTGTATCCTCTTGAGCTTTTTTCTTTTTATCGTCTTTGTCTTTTAATAAAAAGCCGTCCCTTGAGTTTTTAAGTTTTCTTAATTGTGCCTCTGTTTCTTTAATCGTAGCATCGGCTTCCGTAGCAACCTCCTCTGGATCAAATATCATTTCCGCAGCTCCAAGCACAAAGTCCTCAGCTAGACTAGTTCCTTTCTCAATAATACCTAACTGTGCAAGTGTTTGCGATATAGCATCTATTGATCCAAGTATTATGCCTATTGGTAAAGTCAAAAAAGCTATAATACCAGCAGCTATTTTTCTGTTTCTTTCAGCAGCTTCTATTTGAGTTTTTTTCATTGATTCTTGCTGGGCTAACTGAGCCTCTGTCGCAAGTATAATCTCGTTAGTCTGTTGTACTTTAAGGTCTCTTATTTCTTTCTCTGTTTTACCTTGCAGCTTTAAAGTATTCTCCATTGAATTAGTGACCGCTAATTGTTCAGCAGTTACTTCCTTCATTTTTTCAGCAGCAGCTAAACCCTCTCTTTGTGATCGAGTTGTTCCGTCTACTGCACCCTTAATATCATCCCAGTACGCTACAATCAATCCTAAAGCCACAACTAAAGCACCAATGCCAGTAGATATCAATGCTCCTTTAACCCCTCTTAAAGTCTTTATAAACCCTTTAGCTCCAGTAATAACACCCTTAACTGATCCAGATAAGTCTTTTATTTTACCAGCATAACCCCCAGTAGCTTGGTCTAAAACTTGAAAGCCCTCTCTGTTTTTTTGAGCAGACCTTTGAACTCCTTCAAGGCTATTTTCTAAGTCTTTTAAAGCCTTAGCAGCTTTGCTTGTTTTAGCTACTACTTCAACTTCTATTTTTTCTGCCATAGCTCATTTTTTAATTGTTTGTATCCTTCCTTCATTGTTTCTGGTATTTTGTATTTACCTTTTGCTACGTCTATGTATTCGCCTTTAAAGTCGTACTGTAATCCTTCTAAAATGTCTTTTATCATAATGTAGTTATTGTTTGTCCAACTCCAAAAGAGTAGGCTATCTCAGAGTTAATATTGTATCTTACTTTTACCAAAATATCATAGCTTCTATTGCTTGTTAATCCAGTCACTGTTTTACCGCTTATATCATAACTAACATCGCTTTCTTTATCTCCGTTTATGTAAATAGAATAGCCTTGAATATTATTAGCTACTGGATTAGGTAATGGTGCCCAGCCTAAAGAAACAAAAGTGCTTCCAGCCGTTGCATTAACTTGTGCTAACCTACCTAAAAACGCAAACTCTGAATTAGCTATCTGCCCTACAAACTCCTTTTTATTGTAAAGCTCTAAGTCCGTTTTGTTAGTTAATAGGTTTGTTTTTATTTTATTTATTCTATAAGGCTTGTTGTTTATTACAAACGTGTCGTTCATTTGATACTTAGTAATTATGCTTAAAGGTAAATAAGCCGATACTTTTAAAAGCCTAGAGTTAATATCAAAAACTGCTTGAGTATAATCTAAATATCCTTCGCTAAATAAGTTACTACTTCCTGGCGAAACCCCAGTCCATTCGTCTGCTTCAATACCAAAGTTTAATGACGATCTACCTTGTGGTGCTGCATAAGGTGGAAACGGAAACAAGTGTGTAGGTTTGTTATAATAGTTTGGTTGAAGTCCATCTCCGTTTTGTAGCTGAAGAAAAAAACTACTGTCTGTATTCTCTTGCAGTTCTGGGCAAAACAAAAGAGGCTCCCCTATTGTTGGTGCAAACTTTTTGTCCAACATTGCTCCTTGCTGAATATACGACTGGTTACCATTTGACTGGTCCGTTAATCTTTCGTACATCATTTTCTCAAAAGGTAGCTCAACCACATAAGGCGCTCCGTCAAAATTAGAAAGCCCTCCGTTTGGATATATTTCTTGTGAAAATTCTGTATTTTGGATATCGTCTGAAAATTGAACTAAAAAGCTTTTTTTGCTTTTAAACTTAAATTCCATTTCTTTGTGTTGGAATAAACGCTCAACAGTAGACTTGCTCATATCTACATATTTTGTGATGTCGTATGCATTGCCTATGTTACTCCAGTAAGGCGCCCTTTGTGTCATTATACTTCCGTCTGGTTGCTTATAAACCACAAGGTTAAACATTTTAAATAGCCCACTTAAAAAGTCAATTACTTTCATTTTAGGCATTTGTTGAGCAATATCAAAAGTATTTTCAACTGCAGCATCTCCAGCGTATGGCTCGTATACGGCAGACCACTGGTTGACATAAGTAGAAGCAAAAATATCTCTTATCTCTTCTGTAACGGTAAGTACCTGAGTTAAGGCTATTGTGTTTTCCGCTACAATTTCAACTAAAACATCTAGTATATCGTCAGAGAAACTATTGCGGTTAAAGTACCTAAAAACTGTAAAGTTTCCCTCTAAGTTCCATTCTTGTATAAGTGCTTCAGTGCTTGAATTTAAAAACCTAACTGTGTAAGGTATTGTTGAACCCCCAGCATTTATTTGAAGTGAAAACTTGTACCTTGTAAGAATGCCAGAAGTATTTATTGTACGTGCATCGCCAATACTTGCTGGACTTGAGCTTTGAAACTCCCAATCCCCAGACGATTGTCTAAACCTATTTCTTACTACAAAACTATCGCCACCCTCAACGGCATTAGTTATATAGCCCTCGTTCTTATGCATCCACATATATAAAGGATTAAATGTAGTGCTTCTTAAAAACCCTTTTATGTCTATCTCTGGGTATGTAGCGTTTATTGCCTCAATTATCGAAGTACATCTAATAGCTGGTTTTACGTCAGTCCATTGTAAATATTGGTCTGTTGCATAGTCCCTATAAACCCCCTCCTCGTCTATCCTCATATTTCTAGTATGGTGGATATTTGCAACTATAACATCGCTAGATGCAGCCTGTTGACTTGTTTGCAATTTAGCAACTATATTAGCATCAGTATATTCAAAATTTAATGAAGGGTCGTATATTAACCCCCCCAACGTTGTATCACCTAAAATTTCTTTTAACTCAACAGTGTCTCCAAAAAAAACAATCTTGTAGGCATAAGCTGCGTTGTCTTTTAAGTCTACGCTTTTAAATTGTATTTTCCCTTTCTTGTAGTCAATGCCGTTTAGTTTTATAATTGCATCGTGTCTGTATCTTGCATCAAAACTATTTAATACGTTCTCATTTTCGTAATGCCTAAATAGCTTACTGTTTGCTTTAGAAGCTGGTAGATTAAATTGCTGACTAAATGGCGTAAAGACTTTGCCAATGTCTCTAACGTTTAATATGCTATCTGTTATAGTTATACTTTCGTCTTTAAATAAGTCTACTCTAATATAGTCGCTAGTTAATAGGTATTGAGGTAATGTACTTAATGAAGTAGGAAACAAATCGTAACTTAAAGTAACTTGAGTGTCGCTATCTATTGTCGTAATTGTAGCACTTTGACTATCTAAGTTGCTCGTGATAATGTCGCCAACTTGTGCGAATATAGTAAACTGAGCCGTTGTGTCAATTAACTTGTTTGTAGTTAAACTTGAAACCGACCCGTTAATCCTCTTATATCCTTTTATATAAAGCTCTAATATTTGCATCTAGCGAATGTTGTTTATAGTGTCGTAAGCAAACTCTATGTCTATTGTGTAGTTTATTAGCTTATCATTTAACGATGTTTTATACTCAAGACTAGAGCTACTAACGTTTAAAGGCAGTGTTTGATTGTTTATTTCAATCCAACAGTCTTCGCTTAACTGCATCTGTTTAAATATTTCATTGTAAGACTCTGGATAAAACCCAGTGTTTAAACTTAATTTCTCGTTTCCATTTTTAGTTAAAACTTTTTGCTGGTGTCTACTAGTGTCGTAAGATCCATTAACAACTATGTTTCTTTTAAATTTTTCAGTCTTAGTAGTTAAACTCTCTCTGCTACTCTTAAAAAACCAAATGTCTTGCAAAGCTCCAAACTTGTTAATAAAGGTTATTTTGTATGGCTGGTATTTACACTCTTCTATGTTTTTAACTTTAACTAATGTAACTCCGTTTGATCCGTCTAAGTAAATAGTGTCAACTGGAAAAATACTAAAATCATTGTTAAACTCTTCTAAACAAATGCTACCCTCAAAAATACCTCCGTCTAATAAAACCCTTTGCTGAAAATCATCAGCTCCATTTGTTGTGTTTGTGATATATTTTATTTGATCTACGCTTTCTAGTGAGCTAGATATTGCTTGTGTATACAACTGCTCTCCTTTATAGTAAAACGACACGCTTGTTGTACTATTTGAGTCTACTGGCAAATTTACTGGTGCATCGTCTAGCTTTAATATAGTTGTGTTTGACTGTAATAAACTTTGATTGTTTTGTGGGTTAGCTCCGTCTTCAAAAAACCCATAGCCATTAAACCCGCCTAGAGTTGTAAAAGCAGTATAAGTTCCTTCTGTACCTTGAATGTAATTTTTGCTTCTGTAATCCACCCAAACATTAGTACAATCATAATCGCCATCAAAAGTGCTTAGAATGTAATCGCTTACAAGCTCGGCTATTTCAACAGTCACAACATCAGTAATAGCAACCGAAGACAACCGAAACAAACTGCCAGTTGTTTGGTCTGTTATTTTAGTGCCAGTGTATATCCAGATATCAAAGTCAACTTGCGTTAGGTTTGTAGCCGTAAGGCTTATATAGTAGGGGCTCCTTGTGTTAATTTTTGCCATTGTATTCTTTTATTATAAATTCAGTAAAGTCCATTACATCGACTCTGTATTGTTTCTCCAGTCTTTTACTTATGCTTTTTAAATACTTGTGATAGGGTTTAGTGTAAAACAAGCTAGGCTTAATACCGTTTTTGAATATAGATCTAGCAATTAAAAACTGTATTGATTTCTTAAAGCCTATTGTCTCTATTTTTCTCCTTGTAAACCTTCCTTTGTTATCTCTAGGTGCTATGCCCTTTCTTACAATCCACTTGTCTAAGCTACTAGGTGGAGGCATCTTATCCGTATAAGAGTATGGTGTGTCATATTTTGTTTCAGTCCCACTGACCCCCTTGTCTACAAATGTAGCATAGTCCTCCATTAGTATTTGAAACTTTAACGTATCGTTATTCTCAGTTACTGGTGTGCCTTTAATGCTATCCTCTAAAGCTCCTCCGCCTTTTTTTGCAGCGATTAAGTTTTCTTTAGACTCCATTATTATAAGGTCTCTTACTTCTGCTAACGCGTCTTTTAAGTTTTCGTAAGTCATTTTAACAAGCGTCTATGTTATTCATCACTACCAGACTAAATGTTGCTACCCAGCCAGCGACTTGGTTTTCAAAGCGATCTCTAAACGGCTCAATGTTTACGCTGCTTTCTAAGTGATAAGCGTCAAAGTGTAGGTTTCCCTTTCTAAGTTTTTGTAGAAATTTATTTAATACCGCTAACTGTGTATTTAAAACATCTTGCTCATTGTCATTACCTCTGAATATATCTACTGTTTCGCTCTTACTTACGTCTACAATATCCATAGCCATAATGCTAAGGTTGAATGTCATTATCTGTCCGTTCTCCGTTACACTGTTTACAATTATATGCGACAAAGGAAAAATGTCTTGCTTGTTTAAATTGACTTGAGTTATATCGCCTTCCGTAACTGTGTTAATGTTTACGTCTGAAAGCAAAGCATCTTTCAATGTTTCTAATACATCGTAATACGCAAATGCTCCTCTATGTTCTATTGCACTCATTTATTAAATTTGTTTTTAATACTACTGTTATCCAGTTCTGTTTTTTCTTTTTTATAACTAAGTGCGTGTAAACACGTGTGTAAGTTTAATCTTGTAACCTCATCTATTTTAAGCACATCGAACTCAGCAAGTGCTTGAATTGAGTTATACCAGCCGTAGCGTTCTGTAAAGTTTGATCTTGCATCAAGCCCTCCGTTTCCTCCGTCTCCAAATAGTCGATCATAGCCACTGACAATTCCTTGCCTAAATTCCAAAAAAAAACTAAACTACTAATTACTGCGTCCATTGGAGTATGCCTCATAGCATCGTGATATGCATCGCCTTTGTAATCCTCAATCAAATACTTGTCCCCACTCTTTTGTTTAATAGGTCTATATAGCACACTCATAACTCTGTACATATTGTCCCAGTCCCCTAAATTAGAGTCAATGTCAATATACTCGCCAAAACTCATATCGTCTAGCTTAGGTATAAATCCAAACTCAGTGTCTCCAAGCTTAAACGACTTTACTAAATCTGGCTGCTGATTTAAGGTGTTGTTAATTACCGAAACAATCTTAGTAACATCGGTTACTTTAAACTCTAAAGACTTATTGTAAGGCACTCCGCAAAAAATTTCTAGCACTTTCTGCTGAACAAAAACATCGCTATTCTCGTCCTCTTCGTTTATGTCTAGGATCTTTAAGTATTTGACGTATTCAGACAACGCTATTTCGCTAAGTCTATTTGGTACATTTAGTTTGATGTTCATATTAATATAACGTAAGATTTAATGTTTTTATGAAATTGTATACTTGCCAAAGTTTGGCTTACTTATTATGCTATAAGTTCCATAACGCACCGAGTCAATTATGTGATTGTTTCGATCCTCTGGCTTGTTGGTTAGGTTTCCAGATTTGTCTTCTAGCCACTTATAGTTTCTAAATTCTTGTATAGCGTGAGGGCTATCCTTTGTGATGTTTATCTTGTATCTCTTTAATAAGTCAATCCCAGCATTTACACTGTCCCTTCCTTTGATACTTGCTTTTACATTCCAGCCCATACGCTTAAGCTCATCGTTTAATCTAGGCTCTGCTGAGTCCCCCCAGATTAGTTCCCTGCCTATGCCTATGTCTTTGAACTTTCTGTGTATATCGTGTCCAGTCATCATAGTCTGGTAGAAGTATTCTTTTATGTATAAATCATAACCTCTAAGCCAAACCCCTACCAAAGCAGTTGGGTCGTTTGTATATCCGTAATCTAAGCCAAAAGAAATAAACTTAGCATCGTCTGGCACTTTATCCACTACACTGTGAGTAAATATAACAGACTTGCTAACCCCCTTCAATCCTAGTCCATATACTTGCCAGTATTGTTCGTCAGTTTCTCTTAGTCTTTCAATCTCCGTTACAATGCTATTATCTAAAAATGGATTGTCTAAGTATGTTGTTCTATAAAACTCCACATCATCTCTGTTTAGCACTTTGTCATATATCCAATGGTACTCGTCTGAAGGGTTGTAGTCAATTATAATTTTATCAGTAGTCCTAAAGATTAACTGCTGCCAGTCTTCAAACTCCAGCTCGTTAGCTTCATTGATAAAAAGTAGATCTCTTTTACGTCCTCTAATTTTCTGAGGCTGATCTACGCTAATAAACTCAATTAAGTTATCGTTTAAGTAATACTCGCTATTTGATTTATTGTGCTGCTCCTCTCTATATATATCGTACTCTTTTAATATGCTTATAAAGTCCCTCATTACAGAAGCTCTAACGCTAGGGAACGTTTTCCTTGTAATCGTAATAGTCTTCTTTGTGTTTTTTAAGCAATACTGAAAAATGATGTATAGGATTATATTGTAGGTTTTACCAGACCTAGTCCCCCCTTGCTCCACTACAATTTTTGTTTTACTATTGAGTAGGTGCTTATAAACTACGTTGGTTTTAATCCTCGGTATTCTCAATTATTTCAATTTGAAAGTTAGTAGGCATTCCGTTAGCTCCAGTAATCTCTTGCCTCTCAACAAAGCCTCTGCCCTTGCCTTTAGTCTTTAAATAGAATATAGTAGCTGAAGTATTTCCGTCTCCTATTTGTTTATGTAATTGACTCTCTGCAAAATCTAAAGCTATGTTCTGTATATCCTCAACTTGTTTAGCAAACTCTTCGTCATCATTTAACCAGCCGTAATAAGTAGTCCTTCCTACTCCTACAATACGACAAGCCGTTGTGACTATGCCGAGATGTTTTTCAAGTGCTTCTAATATTGCCTTTTTATGTTGTTCGGTTTTGTTCATTTTAAATTCCTTTTATAGGTGCTTTTATTATTGGGTTTAAGTCGAAGTTCTTTTTTTTCTTGCCTCTCTGAGTAGTGTCTATCTTTACAATCTTTGAGCCCCATTTCTTTTGCATTAGTTTTATTTGATCTCTTTCTCTGCCCATAGTTCTGTAATCGGCACAACCTCCTAAGTTGCCGTGATCCTTCTTTACTAGACAAGCATAGTTAAGTCTGAGTATTTTTCTATATTCATTTAAGTTCTGCAAACAATAGTCGTAATCGTCTTTTAAAGGTAGTCTTTCATCAAACCTTAATTTGTTGTTTAGAAAGCCCATAAAGGAGGCTGATACAGTATTAGTTAAACTGAAAGGCGAGTACTCTCTATAACTACCTTTGTCCCCTAAGATGTTAACCCCCCATAGCTTTGCTCCTACGTCTTCGCACATATTAAAGCCTTGCTCAATCCATTCTGTAATGTTGTTTATTGTTTCTTGTTTCGGCTTACCTTCTTTTATGTTCCAGCGTTTTATCGCCTCCAGATCATCGTCAACTATTAAGCCTTTGTCTCCTATATAATTGTCAAGCATATAGTTTCTTACTCTAGCAATGTTTCCTTTAATACTGTCTGGCATAACCTCTACGTTGTACCCTAGCTTTTTGTAATCCTCTGCTTCAAACTCGTGAACACAGTAAATCACGTCTTTTATTATTCTGTGAGTCTTAACTCCCTTAGCTCTCTTGTAGCTTGGTGCATATATTTTCATACGCCTTTAATTGGTATTTTAAATTCAAACCTTGTTTTGTTCCAGTTCATTATTTTTTCTCCCCACTTATTGTTTAGCATAGTAGCATACACCCTCCTATCGTCATTTGTATAGCCTATTACGCTATCTTTGCCTCCGTCATCTCCGTAGAACACAGTAGCATATTGATTGTCCTTTAGAAGCCTTCTATTTAAGTTTAGCTTTTGTACCCAAAACTCAACGTCTTCATTAATTTTAAACCTCTCGTCGTATCTTAATCCGTCATTCTCACAAATTAAAGTGCTTCCAAATATAACCTTAGTAAACGAGAAAGGCTGATAGTCTTTCAGCTTCATATTGTCAAGCGAGTAATCTACGCCAGCATATTTAATACCAGAGTCTTTAGCCATTATGTATATTTTCTCAAGTAACTCCAATGTTTCGTCTCCCTCCAGATCTTTGCTTTCTTTTTTTCTTTTAACCTTTACTAGGTCATCGTCAATAATCCAGCCGTATCCGTCTTCTTGCTCTTCTTTAATAAGATCTAAAATAGCATTTCTTTTTTTAGCAACCGATCCGTCTCTGCTATCGTCAATACTTTGAACGGCACTGCCATACCTTTTTTTGTATTCACTCTCTTGGCTTTTAGGTACGATTATTTTACCGCAACCCAGATACTCGTATGTTCTAACATTGTCAGCTCTATTGTAAGAGGGTATGTATATGTTATTCATCTTTGATACTTCTTAAGTATTTAGCTCCATTTAAAACCCTTCCTATGCCTTTAGACCAAGGTTTGCCATTCGCTCGCATTGAATGTACTGAGCTAATATCGAAATGAGTTTGTGCTGATAGCCAGTCAACCTCTGAGTCAAACAGTAATACGACGTAATTATGTGATTCGTCTAAATATTCGCTAAACTCAATCTCTTGCTCCTCAACTCCAGTAAACTCCTCTATGCTTGGCACATCAAGTCCCCAGTCCTCTAGCTTATCGACGTCCCATTCGTTTGCTAACGTGTCCCAGTCCCACTCGCCAAAACCAGAGTTGTCTTTTATTATAAACTCTCTTTGTTGCTCCTCTGTTAAATTGTCAGCTTTTATAATCCAAACTTCTTTTAGCCCAGCTTGTTGACAAGCCTTTAATCTCATATTGCCTCCTAGCACAGTCATTTCTCCGTTTACTACTATCGGTCTAATTTTAAGCATTTCTGGAAAGTCCTTTATGCTATTGACTAGTTTTTTAAATTTAGCATCTTTAATGATACGAGGGTTATCTTTGTTTCCCTTTACTTCTGTAATCTTTACTAATTCCATATTAATTGTTTTCTACTAATTTTGTGATTTTGTTTACTTTCTCCTTTATCGACTCTCTGTAATTTAATACTCTTTCGTCAATTTCGTCAATCATTCCTAAGTTAAAATGTTTTACAATCATCTCTTCGCCCTCCAGTTCTAATAGTATTAATTGAAAAGCTTTATAAAACTTATGCTCGTAATTTTTTACTACGTCAAAACCTTTAACCGAATGTATTACAGTTGCGTGATCCTTGCCTAAAAACTTTGCTATATGCCCAACTCGGCACCAGAAAGTTTCTTTAGCTATCTTGCAAAAAACTACTCTTGCATTTACATTCTCTCTTGTTCTTTTTTTGTCTAGTACATTTATGTCGGTATAGTAAAGTATTCTTTCTGCTAACCAATTATAGTTTGTTATTTCTTTCTCTGTCATTTTTTCTGTTTTAAAGTGTGCCTTCAATTATAAAATCGTTTATATCAAAAGCATCGCTTTTATAGTGTTCATATATTTTAATAGCCTTAGCAACCTCTTGCTCTCCTCTTTCGTAAAAGTCTTTTGATACGTCCCAAACCGCAATGTCTAAGTTCTTTTTATCAATACATAAAAATTTAAAGTCTTTATAATCCACTCCAAATAGTTTGCAATAAATATACACTTGTAGATAATAACGATATTTTGAGGCACTTTTATCAAAGTTCTTTACATCAATCGTAGTTTTAAGATCCACAAGACCTCCAGCATTTTTGAGTACATCTGCCTTAGCTCTAAAGGGATAGCCTTGTAAATTACCTATTGCTGGTATCTCCGTAACGCTATCTCTCATTAACTCCATAGCCGTATTGTTCTTGCTCATAGCATCTACTAAACGCTCTGAGTCGTTTTTTTCTTTCATTGTAAACACGTCTGGGTATTCCAGTTTAGCTTCTTTAAACTTCTTAGTGTTTTTACTTTGAACGTCTACAAAAACAACGTCGTCTATTTTTTCTGGCTCTAGCATCATAGTGTGAAACAACCAGCCGTCACGTAACGCTTGACTGTTCTGCTCTTGTCCGTATTTAGTAATATAGTGATATGTTTTTGGGCTATCTAACAATAGCTTTAAGGCACTGGAGGAAAAAGCAGCTTTTCCTAAGTATCCGTAATAAAATTCGTCTGAGTAACATTTCTGTTCCAGATCCTTTATGTTATGCTCTGTGTTATCTAATAGTTTTATTGTCATCTGTTATCATTTTTTCAAGTTGATCTACTTTTATTTTAAAAGCTTCAATCTTTAAATACATTTGGCTCATTATTTTTTCTAGGTTAGCGATCCTTTGCACTTGTGATGCTTTTGCTTTTCTCATATTATAGCGTTGTCTAATTGTTCAATTAAGTTCCTTATTTCGCTTCTCTCAAATTTACCTTCAATTTGTGCGTTATAAGTCTTAAACGTAAGCTCATAAACGTCTCGCTCTTCTTTCTTGTCTACTTTGCCAAGGTGCTTAATTTTCAAGTCAAATTTCATTATAGGTCTTTTTTAAATTGTTTTTATTTTGCTTTTGTATGTTGTCTTTCATTTTCTTATTTGCTAAATTATTATGTTCCTGATATTGCAATCCTTTTGTATATCCAAAACAACTAAATAAAGTTTCTAGTCTTAATTTTTTTAACTCTGAAATATCTAAGTCTTGTACTAATTTAAGAAAATCAGTTTCGTACTCTTTTACTTTTACACTATATTCTTTGTACCTTTCTTTTGCAGTCATTACAATTCTTTTTTAAATTGTTTATATTTTGCTTTTGTATGTTTGTCTTCTATTTTTATAGCTTGTTTTGCCATTGCGTAAAGCGAGGGTATATCGTTCAGTAACTCCCTTGCGTCCCACTCAATGTTAATATATCCGTCCTCTGGATCAAAACCGATTGCTTGTATGTGTACTACTCCATTTGTAGAATGTAATTGTGTTGTTGCTTTTATATTTAAGATGTCATTCATTGTTTTTTGTTTTTAATTTATACAATAAGCACTGCCTATAATAAACCCCATAGTAATTAGTAGACTAGCAATTCCTAGCACTATTAAAAAGTCTAATTTATCCGTTGCTTTTTTCATTTCGTTTTCTAGTTCTTTTTTGTCCATTTTAATTCTCTCTAAATATCCACCAATTTTCGTCGTCAAAGCAGTACTCGATCTCTTCTCCGTCATAGTGATTAAAGTGATGTCCATAGCCGTCTACAAAGCAATTCTCTGCCGTTGCCTCCCAATCAATAGCTAACCATTTAGGAGCTTTTATATCGTAACAGTCTTCTGTTATTTCTTGTATGCCCTCTACGTATATGTCCCAAATATCGCTATCCTTTATAAACCGATAGTCTTGTCCGTCAATCTCTTGGTTAAAATCAAAGTCATTTTCTAATTTTTCAACAAGCTCTTTGACCTCTTCTCTGTCTACACTAAGCTCTAGCTCCTCGTGTATAAACTCTATCAATTCTCTGTTAATTGTTTTCATTGTTTTTTATTATTTCTGTTAAACATTCGTCTGTTTCTGTAAAATCTGCGTGTTCTCCGCAATCCGCACATATACCAGCGTCCCATAGGTTTTCTGCTCCACAGCAGTCTGACGTCATTCTAAGTCGTATTGTTTACAAGCGGTTGAACAGTATGTATCTCCGTCTGTTTCGTTTCCACAGTGGTAACAACTGCTGGACTCTTCTGGCTCTTCGTAATAATTATTTTGTCTCATTGTTTTTTAATTTAATTTTTAACTCCAAATTCTCGTGTCTAAACTTATTAACTTGCTTCTGCACAGTATGGCTCTTTATTTCTAAGTCGTTAGCATATATGTAGATCTCAAATAAACATTTTGCTAAACTGTCTAGCTTCTTATTGTCTGGCTTCGCTTCCTTCCAAGCTATAAACTGTTGGCTTATTGCTGAGAAGTTAGCTTCAAATAATTGCTTATTTAATAGATCCATTAGCTAAAGTATTTTAGTTTAACTGTCGCCCACCAACTCAAGTGTCGCCACTCTGTTTCTGTGTAAATCTCTATTCTGCCAGTATCTAAAACTAGGCAATGTAATCCGCTGGGTAAAATCTTGTGTGTCATTGTTTTAATTTTTAAAGGTTAATATTATTAATGTTTCTTTTTAGAGGGTCTTCCTTGCATACCTTACTTTATGTTTCACTAACTTACTACAATATACAAGAAATAAACGTTATCCACAAGCTTATCAACATTTTTATTTTTCTGTTCCCTTAAAGTAATTGTCCCAGACTCCAAATTTAACTGGCTCTGTCTCGTACCAATTTATAACACTAGCTTGCTTCTCTGTAAGCATATAAGTTTCTTTGTTTACCTTAGTGTTGTCCCACATTGTAGTCTTTGGGCAAACCAGCTCCTCTGTTTCTGGCATCACTATATTGTTCAGCCAATACATAAAATTGCCTTTTGGATCATTAACGAAGTAAATTTTAACAACCTCACTAGGCAAACTCATTAAATTTTCGTGCTTCTTTTTTTCTAGCAACTTAGTCTTATAGTATTTGTTTCTGAATTTCATTTCAATAACGCAAGGGTTTCCTTTTGGAGTCATTCCTTTAGCATCATAAAACGTATTGTCTTTACCGCACCACTCTAAAGCCCAACCGTCTAAGTTTAAGAGATCTACTGTCGCTTTCTCGTACTTATCTATTATGCTCATTTAGTAGGTCTTTCTATGCTCTCAAAATGAGTGTTTAGTTTGCTAATCATATTTTGGTAAATCTTGCCATTGCAAGTACAAGGCTTACTATATTTTTTATTGTAAACACTAGCATAGTATTCAGCAATCATTATAGCCTCCTCTTTGCTTAGTTCTGTGCTGGTGCTTTTTCTAAACTCCTCCCAATTATTGTATTCCTTTAGTGTCATTTTCTTTTAAATTTAAAGTTGTCCATTTTATCTCGCCTCTCTTCGCAACCGCAGTCTTCGCCTAGTATTTGTTTTACTAGCCACTTAACGCCAGTTACTTTAAAGATCCTCTCTAATAAAGTCCCTAGTTTCATATTTTTGTTTTATTTCTTTTTTGATTAATTGAACTGTATGGTATAACGAATCATAGCTTATGTTTAACTCTCGGCTAAATACGCTTATTTTTTTCTTGTTTAAAAAAACTTCTTTAAATATTGAACTAAAATATATTTTCTTAATCTCTTTATAGTTAAAGCTCTTATCAATTAAGTCTGCGTCATTTTCTTTTAACCATTCAAATACGCATTGTATTTTATCCAGCACATCGTCCTCGCTATATAACTCTTCGCTCTCTTCTTTTATACTCTCTTCTGTTTCAAGTATAAAACGTTTTTCCTTTCTTTTTAAGTCAAAGATCATATTTCTAAGTATAACGTAGCAGCCGTAAAAATTAGGCTCGTCTTTGTTAAAGAGATAGTCTGTGTTTTTCTCGTGCATTTTTAAGTAAAACTCTTGTACAATGTCTTTTGCAGTATCAATATTGCATCCAAGCTCTAGCACATACTTAATCCAAAGCCTATCGTATTTATATAGTATCTCCAGCATCGTCTTTCACATAGGTTATTGATATTAAAACCACTGCAAGCATAAGCTGAAATGTTATTTGTTTTCCCTCTTCAACGTATTCCTCGTCATATAGAAATAAAAAACCCAGCCCAGTTATAAAATTAAACTGTAAGACTGGATTAAATTCGTTTGTAAAGACAATTAAAGCAATTAGTAAAACTACTAGAAAGCCTAGCGCATATAAAATCATAATGTTTTTTTGTCTAATATAAGCATTTTTTTTTAAATACTTCTTAGAAACTTATTAGCTCGGCTATCCTCTTCAATTTTTTTTATTAAATTCTCGTTCTCCATACTAAAGCCAACGTTATTTTTAACGGACCTAAGAGGCAACGGAAAGTCTAGCGGTGTAGGTCTGCCTCCAGTTTCAACTTCTTTAACCTTTCTAACGTGTATCTGGGTAATCATAAAGTCAGTAGGGTGTTGAACGTACCTATGTATAACCCAAAAATCGTCAGCTCTGTTTACAAACTTAGCACCGCCCTCTACGTCTCCAGATTGTGGAGGTATTGGGTAACCAGCGTATTTGTGATCTGCTCTGTGTAGTATTCTTATAGCTCCAGTATTTGCGTGAACATTTAACCAAATTGTTATATTATTCTGTTTGCAAAAAATTCTAAACTCAGTTGTTGCTTGATAATCGTACTCGTGACCTCCTATGCTCTTCATTAGTATAGGATCTTTAACTATGGAATTATATGGGTCAATCATAAAACCGTCATAGTCCCAAGCCTCTTTGTAGCTCCTTCCCAAACTTAATAAGTCTCTGTATGTGTATAATTTTTCTGGCGATATTATTTTAAAGTGATCGTCTATAAACTCTGTGTGTTCTATAAACTCAAGCTCCTCAATCATATTAATCGGCTTATTTGCTAGATATTCCACAAGCTTTCTAACTATTGAGTGAGGTTCATTCTCGCTACTAAATACAAGCCATTTCTTTTTATGTTTAATTGAGTAACATAACATAAGAAACAAGACTGCTGATGTTTTACCTACGTTAGCTTGACCTAAAATAACGTTAAAATTACTAGGCTTAAATCTTATGTGCTCATCAATGTCTGGAATGTCCAATCTTAAGCCCTCCTTAATGCTTCCATTACGGATCTGTCTGAGCTTCTCTATTGTTTCGTGATAGTTTATTGTCATTGTTTTGTATTAAAAAAGGCTACCTTTCGATAGCCCTTTGATTAAAATGGTAAGTCAGCTTTTTCTCTGTCTGGCATATGCTCCTTAGCCGATATAGGCTTCTGGTACCCCTCAGTCGGTTTAAAGAATTTAGCATACATTTTGTTAGGATCACTCTTAGCCTTTAGTATGTCAAAGGTAATAAACCCATTGTTAGCCTCAGCAGTAGCTTTGTTTTCTTTAAGCCAAGCAATCATCTCGTCAGCTTTTACTGACACATTAGTTACAATAAAGTCAAACTTGCCCTTTCTAGCAAATAAGAAATTTAAAAATTCAGTGTTGTTGTTGTCATTCATAGTTGTTATATTTATTTATTAATCCAATTATACATTTGTTCTGCGTCTTTTATAAGAGTCTCAACGTCCGAAACTCTTTGTGCGTGAAAATTAGATGCTGCTATTATGCAGCTTGTCCTTACGTTTAAGTAAAGGTCTTCACGCACCCAGCTTTTGAAGGTTTCTTTTTTATCCTCTCTTATTTCAGAAACGACTTTTTTGGGTTTTAAGTCCTCTCTAATTAATTTAGCATTATACATATCCTCGTTAGTGACTGTATATTTTATGGTGTCTCCAATAGATCCAACAAATTCGCCTTTAGAAAAAAAAGTGTAAGCTCTTCCGTCTTTAAAAGTAACCTTGCTTTTTTTCATTCCGTTCCACTGTCCGTCTGGATCAATGTGTTTTATAGTTCCGCTCTTCATATTAATTTCGTTTAAAACTTTCGCTTTCGTCTTCTCCAAATACTCCTAGTTCGTAAAACCCAGTTAGTTTTAGTACGGCTCTGCTCATCGCTCTTTTTTCTGCCATTTCTGGAACGTACCAACTGTTTGTGTTTCCGTCTTTGTAATTTTCTCCTTTCAAAGCAGATCCGAATGTTTCTATTTTTTTTCCGTCTTTCTCTGCATACGCTTTAAATACTGCGTAATTAGGCTCACACCTTACAACCTCGTAAGAAACGCTCATTTGCTCTAAGGCTTGTATCTTGTCAATTCCTTGGCGAGTAATTATTGTGTAGTGTTGATGCTTAAAAAAGTCATCTTTGTCTAGGTTATACTTTTTATATAACTCCATTAGCTTGTCTTTATTCATTGTTTATTTATTAAAGTTAATTTGTTTTGATACTTCAAGTTGAGCCTCCAGAAATTCGACTCTTTTTTCTAAAGCTGATATCCTAGCGTTTTGATAATCTATTGTATGATTAGATGCTGCTCTGTTTACGTCTTCTGAGTAAGTCATATTACATTTCGTTAAATAAGTCAAAAGCATTTCCGTAGCTTCCAGTAGCTGACTGCAGCATTACAACGCATCCATAGCTTAATCTGCTAACGTATTCTGTTCTTTTTAACTCTTCAATAATAGATTCGCCAGTAGTCTTGTTAACTTTAACATAGTCGTTAAAGGAGTCTCTGTACTCTTCTTTTAATCTCTCGTAAAGGTTTTTCATAATGTTATCTGTTTTAGTGTTTTACATTTCAAATCTACAAAAAATAATCCAATATAAAAAGTTATGAACGAAAAAAAAAGGAGCAAAACTAATAAAATTAGCCCACTCCCTTTCGTAAAACAATGATAACAAGCCAGCAGTCAGAGAACTGGCTACGCAAATTTACGTTAAATTAAATCTTTAACCAAACTTTCGTAATAATTAATTTTCTCTAATAGTTCAATATCCATTATTTTGCAAGTCTCCCTACTCTTTACAAGCATCTCTTCTGCCGTTCCGCCTCCGTACTTAATATCTAACTGTATACTGAATTTATACTGTTCTCCGTATCTGTAAACATTACAACCTACGCATTGCACTTGGCAATTAACTTCGTCCCACCGAGTAGATAGGTTTTTTCTACTCATAAAATGTCCGTTCTGCATTCCTTTGCCCTTCCAGTGTTCTTGCTTTCCACAAGTAAAACATTCAACAACTCCGTTATTAGCTTCTCTTAGCCTTATATATTGAGAAAATATATTGTCTAATTTTTCGATCAATTTCTTTCTCTTGCTCTTTTTAGCCATTATTGTTTATTTATTACAAAGCTATAAAAAAAATACGAATTTGTTTTTTTCTTTAAAATATTTTTCCTTTTTTCTATTATAGGCTATTATAGGCTAGTCTATTATAGGCTATTATATATATATAAATACTATTATAGGCTAGGCTATTATAGACTGTCATATGTGGTACACTTTGAATTTTTACTTATTCCAGTGTTTGCTTATTTTCTCCATTGATCTAGCTCCAAAGTAACCGCCATATACAAGTAAGAGTAATGAAGAGAGTAGATTTATCCACTCCTTAGCTATTTTAAAGCCTTCTAAGCAACTATCTAAAATAATATATACAAATAGACTACACGTTAAGAAAGCAAGGCTTAGAGGTCTTATGTTCTTGCTTAGCCAACTGTCCGACTGCATATCGTACTGCCACCTCTTTGTAACCTCTTGCATTTCAATCATATCAAAGCGAAGCTCCTCTAATAGCATTTGCTTGTCTATTTCAGAAAGTGTTTTATTTGTGCTGATCTTATCCGCTAACTGCTCCAGAGCCTCAATTCCAGTAACGTTTCCAGCTATTTTAAGTATTTCTGGTGCAACTACCTTGCCTTGCTTTACAAGCCACCTTAAAGCGTCTCCTACTCTTGTTGTTCCGTTTTTGTCTTTATAACTTGGCATTGTTCCAACGTGCTTTAGTTTTTCTAATATCGTAATGCGTAAATGTTTCGTACATTCCTAAGCCACCTTGTAAGATAAAGCCAGAAAGTATTAAGTCCTCTAATAAAGGGTAAGTATCAATAACTGGATCTAGTCCAAATATAACAACATCCGCAGCTTTACCTAAAATATGCTGAGAGCTAGAATTTGACCCAATAGCGTTATTGTGATCCTCACATCTATATGCACTGTTTATTATTATAGGGTAAGACGTAAAGTCTCTAACTGCTTGTAATTGATTTGCTAGTTTAGTAATGTTAATTAAAACCTCGCTAGGCATTTCGCAACCGCACTTACAGTTAAATTCTTTTATCTTAAAGTTCTTTGTCATTCTTTTTATGTGTACTATAAATTTTTTGCACTGTATAAACAATAGAAGCTAGTAAAAGTATAACCTTTAAACTGTTTTCTACGTGCGTAAAGCTTACCATAAATGATATGGCATTAAATGTTCCAAGTTTCAAATCTTCAATAGTCATTAGAATTTATGTGTTAAATAGTCAACCCCATAAAACGAGTGTACTCCGTTACTATCTAGGTCTACATTAGCCGACTTCCAACCGTAAGGGTGGTCCGCTTTAATTAGTTCGCCATCTTCGCTATAAGTGTCTTCTAATCGCCAAGCTACGTCTAAGTGATACTTACTGCTTAACACTGGTGCTTTAGTTTCCTTGCCTTCGTCGTCGTATTCGCCACGCTCTAAGACTATATTACCAAGTTTAACGATACTATGCTTGTGCGTTGGGTATTCGTTTCCGTCTTCGTCTTTTGCTACGCCTAAGCCCTTTATTTTAGCTTCAGCGGTTTTTTGGTCTTTAAACTCGTATTTTCCTATGTACATTTTATTTATTTTATATTGTTGTTAAACAAGTTAATTCTGCATCTGTGAGAGCTTCTTTAAAAACTGCTACGCATTTAGTTTTACCAAAGAAATTATTTAAAATACCATTACCATCACTAAATGACAATTGATTCAATCCTATTGGCATATCTGCGATTGTGTCCGTATGTATTAAAACCCCGTCTATATAAAACTTAACTTCGTTTACTTTGTAGGAAATAGCCACTTTGTGAAAATCTTTTATATCTGTTACGATTCCACTAACACTTACAGTTATGGCTCCACCAGAACGAACTTGAACTCTAATTGTATTATCTGACGTTTTCAAAAACCGAATTCTCACAATATTATTATTCCCAGTACCATCTGACAAAGCAATAGATTGATTGGCATCGGGTGTTTGCGTTAAAGCTGCTATCTCTGCATATAGCACACCCTCTGTTGAGTTTATTAAATCTGAGCTACCAGCTCCAAATGCTGCATCTTGTAAACGTGTTACTGTGCTTCCGTTTGT